CGGCAAAGTTGCAAAATCAGCAAAGCTTCTTTCACAAAAAAAGCCCTGCCGTCACTGGCAGGGACTCATGGTTTAAATATGGTGCGCCTAGTAGGATTCGAACCTACGCACCCGGTTCCGGAGTACGTAAAATTATTTCACATATCCCTGACATGCACGATAATTACTCACTTTTATGGATCCTCAAATTACCGCAAAAACGCCTAAAAATAACATAGATTGGCCCCACTTTGCCCCCATCAAGTTGTCCGGGAATCCCCGCAGAATCTGGAGACAATCCCCATAATATATTTTATTGATTTCCATACATTACCTACTCATACCTTTTATTATATAGAACATATGTCCTGTATACAAGAGATGATGAAAATGATACTATTTTTTATAAAAGAAGGGTAAATTTATATTTTTATATTTAAAAGGAGGAATAAGAATTATGGACCTAGAAGTAAAAAATCGCTTTTATGCTACTTTAATAGATACTTATTGCCAACTAGTATTGCATCCAATACCCCCAAGTACAGAAAACACACCACCTGAACAGGCTCCTGCAATATATTCTGCACATTGGAAGAAAATGGCGTCTATACGAGGAGAAGCAGAAAATTTATTAAGTACTACGACAAATCCAACAGATAAAGAATGGCTCCGCAGTTTGATTGAATGTACTAAAATTATGCTGTCATTACGTAAGCATACTTTTGATGATACTGATATTGTGTATATATACAGAATTCGTCCTAATAATTCACTTTGGTTAAATAGTGTAGATAAAATCAAAACCTCCATGAGTCTACTTGGACAAACTTCATTAACAGCAGGCCATTTATATTCCTATTCCATACATGATGATAGCATGGAAAATGATTTACAGATTGTCAGATCTTGTTTTTAAATTTAATCACAAGAAAATACCGCCGGAGATCACTCCGGCGGTATTATATCATGCTTATAATATATGTTTTTAATCGTTCTATATATGGTATAAGTTACCATGCATGTCAGTTCCTTCAATAATTTTTGCTATAGCACATAAATGATCAATAAAACTTTTCTCTGCACATTCTTTTGCTGCACTACCCAAAATAGGTATAGTAGTGAGTTCGTCTACATTAGGTATTTTTATTTCATTAAGCAGAAGTCATACCACATAATAATCTATTTTGATAATTTTTTAGCTTATCCTCTTTTTGTTGTAGGGAATAAGAAAATTGTCCCCAAATTTGGAAAACCAGATCTTCTATCGAATCTTTTTCAAACAATGCCATATAAGCAACAATATCTCGTAAATCTGTTTTGGGAAGTTTTTCAAGATCATGAAAAAAAGATATTTGCGATATATTAAACTCATTCATATAATCACCTTGTTCATGGAATGTATGAATTATAGAAAAGATTGCAAAATTGGTTTGATTATATCCCTCACTGTAAGTAAATGTAAAGTACTAAAAACAAAAAAAGAGGGGTGGTTAGCCCCTCACAGATCCGGATCACCTCCTGATTACCACTCTTTCAGCGTGTACATCACAGACACTCCATCCTTATTTGGTCCACCATAATGCCCGATGACCTCTACACGTCCAGCCTGGTATCCTACATCAGCATAAGCCTTGTTATCAATATAGGATACACCGGCTTTTATTTTATGATTATTCCGGAGATTAATCTTATAGACATCAACCTTCTGCTTAGTTATATCAGCGACGACAGCTGTCCGGTCTGTTTTGGCAGTAGCTGCTTTCGGGATCGTAGAGTCTTCGTTCTTAATCTGATCCGTCACTTTTTCTGCTGCAGATTCCACCGTAGGAGCCTCCACGGTATAGGACACTTCTGGTTCTTTTACTGTTTCCACTTTCTCTACAATCTCTTTGGCTTCAGAATCCGAAACATCCAGCGCCTTTTTGACATCAGACGGATTGGTGATCTGCTGCTCTGTCATTTCCTTGACTGCGGTATGAGACGAAAAATATTTTTGATACAGCAGATAACCGGAAATGATGATGTACAATAGGATAATCACGTAGGCTGCTTTTTTTGCTATGGCGATATATTTTTGATAATTCTGCATGTTATCACGCCCTTTCAGCACTTATAATTGATAATTCCTTTCTGTAAATGCGAAAACGAAGAAAAACAGCCTTTTTATCCATTTTCCTTCATTCCGCAATAATCTTATCGTACAATCCACGAAATCAATGTCAAATTTGGCTGAGCCACTCGCTCATATCAACCTGAGTTCCACCAAAATCAAAAGATTCTGTATATTGGTGGCCTATGCATATTTTACGGGGATTGTCTTCTTGCCATGTAAAGGTGCCGCCGTACTGCGCTACCCAATAGGGTACATAGTCTGCCAGCTGAGATATATCTATCCATCCGACATGGGATCCACTGTATCCGGACAGCAGTCTCCCGGACGACGCATAAATCCCGGCATTGTTGTATCCCATATTGGCACACTGATTGATAAATGCAGAAGCGCAGGCTGTGATATCATCTTTGTCCATGGCCAGCACGGATGGATCTTCCACATCGATGAAAATCCCCAGGGGGAGAGAATTAATACCCTGGTTTTGGAGCGCCGATATTGCGGTAATGGCTTCCTGCTGCGCACGGTCTGTGGTCTGGGCATGGGTATAACAGTAGGCACCAAGGGGCACATGATACTGCTGTGCCATCTGGATAAAAGCCGGATACATCTGCTGCAGACTGCAGCCTTCCGACACCTTCACGATGCATCCGGAAAGATCAATTGGGGAATTGGCAAAATCAATAAGGGGACGACCGCAGTCATCCCCTTGAAAATCTGATAAATCAATTACACTTGCCATAATATGCCTCCGTTAAAAAATGAACAACCGATATACAATGGCAGCCAATACAGACCACTTGGCTCCCTCATTGATTTTGGATCCATATTTACTCCAAAAATTATCCACATCGGATCCGGCATTATTGACTGCCTCCTGTACTGTATCCACGGCCTGATCCGTCCGGGATTTTATTTCTTCCTGAATCAGGTTTAGATCCGCTTCCAAAGCTGACCGTGCGGAGGCCAAGAGCCCCTCAGCCGCTTCCGGAAGTGCTGCCAGGGCATTGGACAATGTCTCTTGTGCCGCTGCCAGTTCTTCATCCGTTTTATCTTCCAGAGCTTTCGCCTTGTCCAGTTCTGTCTGATTTTCTTCTGTAGAAGCATTCTCAGCTACTGCATTTACAGATTCTGTATTCTGTTCCGTTGTTTTTTCATCAGTGTTTTCCATTTTCTTCCTCCTTGTTTTCTATAGAATCCGGGATTCCATCATTGTTCCGGTCTACTAACATCTGCGCGACAAACCCTATGGCCGCTACCCAGGGCGACGATGCAATCTCATGGATAAAATTCCTCAATTCCGCCATGTCCGGTTTCCCGGTCGACCAAGCTTCATATATCCACGCAATCAAATACAGACTCACCGTGAAGATCAGTGTCAACGCATACCAGAGTATGTATTTCATGGCCCCCTGTGCAATATAACAGGAGCTCAGCTTCCGCTGCGCCCCTGTTATAAGCTCTCGTATTTTTTCTGTCATTTTATTTTTGGTACCCTCACCAGTGCTTTAGCTGAATGTATACTTGGGCAAATCCGATAAGCAGCCCAATTACTGTACTGACCGCCCCCGCTATTTTGATGACTGTCACTTTGATCTCATCAATCCGATGATGAGCAGATTTTGTAGACTGCAGAGCTTCTGTGGCTCTGATATCCACCAAGTCCAACTTATCCTGTTGTTTATGCTGTGTTTCTAAGATCATATCAAGCTTTGTCTCAATACGGGCCGTGCGGTCAATCATATCTCTTTCAAAATCATTATCCATAACTCACCTTATCTATCAATATTTAATCTGGGGTATCAGGATAATTGCAGGTGACTGCACAGTTTCTGATGCTCCATATATCTTATTTGAATTAGATGCATCAAATAACAGTTGCGTCCATCTATTGCCGCTACCGCCCGGTCCTCCTGTAGTTGTTCCCGAATGAGGTGTTGGCAAAAATGCTCCAGTAGAATAATAGTCATTGGAAACAATCATGATTCCTGCATTACCCATAATATTAGGCAATCCTGCTTCTCGTCTTCCTACAGATGATCCTCCTTGCAATACTCTATTTATAAAATTTGGAACATTAAACGTAGTACTACCATCACCTATCCCAAACAACTGCGGATTAGAAGCCTGATCTGATGTAGTCAAACTGTTATTTTGGCACCAAGTCCAAAGTGTTAAGTATGTTGATCTACTGATCTCAGATCCATCTAAGGCAATATATCCATTCTCAACAGTATATTGATATTGAATGTGCCCTACTGATTCACCTGCCTGAGCCTGCAAATACGGAAGATTATTATAGGCTGTTATCCCATCCCCAATTTTCATTTTGGCAGTATCTGTTTCAAATCCTATTTCCCCTTTGGCCAGCGTAGGATTAACGGATGTCCATTGTGATGCAGTTCCTGTTTTATGCTGTATCAGCACTCCGCTAAGCTTTCTGCTCATGATCCAGACACCGTCCCGCAGTCAATAATAATGGAATCAGTATCCAATACTACATGACTTCCATCAGAAAGTCCTGTAACACTTTTTCCGGAAAAGTTTGTATTGAAATTTGCTGTTGCTCTGGCAGTTGTAAAATACAGATTGACTCCTTCGGCAATATCTCCTGTAGTCAAAGTCACGGTTCCTGTCTTGCCATTTACGCTGGTTACCAAATCCGTTGGTGTCGATAATTGTTTCCAATTTGCCAATGTTGATGCGGGAGACGCTGTCAATATCCAGCTCCCAGTACCGTCTGTCCGGATGGCAATATCCCCTTCCTGGGCATCCAATGCCAACATAGCTGCCTGATCCGCTACCACATGAGTCTCAGATATGGCCAGTGCAGGCAGAACATTGGTATCCAACTTTCCATTGGAATCCAGCAGCGGCACATTTCCTGCTGCCGTGCCGACAGATTTGGATGCGGCACTTCCAGCATCAGATATTTTAGATAATGTGAGCGTAGGAATATCAGACGCTGTCAATGATGTCCCCGCAGTCACAATTCCTTTGGCATTCACAGTGACTTTAGGATAAGTCCCCGCTGTGACACCAGATGAGACCAACGCCAGGGCAAAAGTGACATCCTGGGACCCATTAAATGTATTATTTCCGGAAACATCTCCGGAGAAAGTCAACTTTCGTGCTGTGGCCAGCGCATCCGCTGTAGGGACATCAGATACGCTCATGGTTCCGTCAGATCCGACTACCACTTTCCCTGATCCTGCAGATTGGGACTTGACACCGCCAAGCATAGAGGATGTGGCTGTCGGGAGCGTATATATTGTCACATCTGTTCCATCAATCATCAAATGTCCATTGGTAGAACTGACTTTCACAATGGTTCCTGCATAGGACAGATCATTCCATTCTGATACACCATCCCCAAATTTAAAATGTGCCGTATCAATTTCAAGGCCTGGTTCTCCTTTGGCCAGGACAGGATTCTGTGATGCCCAATTCGCTTTTGTTCCATTTTTGATTTGCAGTGTCGCCTGAAGTGTTTTCATAATGCTCCTCCCAAAATATTTTCAATTTCCTTGTAATCGCGCCCTATACAGAAATACTTGCTTCCCGTCTCATCCCACCGGTATGCTGCATTTTCATCAGAAGTAATATACAGTGTAGATGCCACTCCCCGATTGGGGAATTCGTAGATTGATCCATACTGCATAATTTCCGTCACATCTTTAATCTGTGTAGATAATTTTCCTTACAATGTATTTATCCCACTGATCTTTCCCGTCAAACTAGCATTCATTGAAAGGTCACCTCCTGCATCAACCTGAATAAAGACGGAGGAATAATGGTAGAAGTATATCCATCCGGCAATACCATCTGCACATCATAGACATAGTCTCCATAATCCAGCGCACTTGTATCAGATGGATTGATTGTAATACTTCCATCAATGACTGACTTCTGCAAAATAATGGCCGTCGTCTCTGTATCAGACTTTACTGTGAAAAGAAGTGATGTCCCATCAGGTGCTTCATATAGACTTCCATTTGAGTCCAATATCTCCAAATGGAATACCGCACTGTCTCCCCGTGTCATATAAATATTATTCTGCGCTGTTTTGAACAAACTCATTCCTCCTATCTCATTTATTTTTATTCTATAGATGGAATCTCCGTTGAATAAGTCACTGCATTAACTGCATCTAGCGTAAGAGCTGATTGAATGGAATTATATGCCGATCGCCAAGACTCTCGGAGTGTTTTTAACGAGTTATATTGTTCCTCATTAATGATCCCCTCTGCAAACTTGATCGCCTGATAGTCTGTTTGTGCGAGAAGTAACTGTATCTCAGACAGCTTAGATGATTTTATAGTCTCTAATTTTTCCAAATCCGTTTCTTGAATTTCTACAGCAGATTTTGTTGTTACATCATATTTATATTTCCCCGATAAATACTGGGCATGCTCTGCTTCATCAGTTTCTACTGCAGTACTGTCGGGATAATTTTTTATCGCTAATTTCTTCAATGCATCTAAAGTCTCTCCATGTATAGTAAAAACATAGGATGTAATTCTATTGCCGCTTGCGTCAAAGATATCAAGATATGTCATTTAAACACCTCACTTATTTTAATTTCCTACAGCGTACCAATTTCCATTTGGATCAAATATAATATTCATCCCCGTTGTTGACTGATTACTTATATTTCCACTCATTCTGTTTGACTGTGTTGATCCATTAAACGATACTCCTCCTCCATAAAAAAATTTATTGGGAAAAGATATAGGAAATTTAATGGAATATAACCCTAGTGAAGATCCCCCGCCTGTACCTCCTTGGATAATCAATCCTCCAGATCCTCCAAATTTCGCCCACCAGCTGGTAGGAGCGTTGCTGAAATCATAGCTTGATAAAGCGCCGGTACTCAATCCAATACTTGATAGCAGAGACTTCACCCATCCTGTATTGGCCGCCTTCAGACTGCTGTCAGATACACTTGGGGTGATCGGAGCAAACTGGGCCGATTTAAAGCTGCGCATGGTCCATACAACGGATCCGTCTGTAATAGCAGCATTTTCTGTTGTACCGTATGATGGAGCCGTAGCTGCAGTTGTTCCCGCCGTTGTACATTCCAGATAAGCCCATGACGGAATACCCGGGTCCAGCCTTATCTGCCCCACACTATAGGCAGTACCTCGCTTCACCAATGTCATGTTGGATATCAGCGCATAAGTCGTTGGGATTGATTTCAAATCTTGCATTGGACTTGTCTTCCACCCTGTTTCCCCCGTAATAGCTTTGACCTGATAAGCCAATTCAGAAAGCAATGTATTCAGTACCGCTTTATCCAGAGTTGGCACCACAGTATCATCAATACTTCCCTGATAGGTGTTTTTTATGACGGATAAAATCGCGTTCTGAAAATTGGATGTCAATGTAGATAGATCTTTGTCTGATGCATCATAGCCATTGTTTACAACAAAAGCCGCTAGAGAGGCGGCCATGACTGAAACCTGTCTATACAGTTTATTGTGGAGCGTAGGATCCGCAATCCCATTCTGAACCCCTCCAGACCGCTGCGTATTGGAAGAATAATCTGTATCTCCCATGATATTACTGTATGATTCATCAAATATTTTAAAATTTGACGTTGCCATTTCGTCCTCCTTTTATAAAACAGTGGAATTGATCCACGGTGATCCATATCCAGCCATTACATCATTGTCATATCCATAACTGAATATCGCTGTCGAGATGGTCGCAAAATTGATCCGGACTCCCTCCGGTTTTGGAATAATATAGCCATGGCTGATAAAATCTTTTTCCAAAGCAGAAAAATTTCCGATGATCAATACATTCATGGACATATCCTGATTATCAATCAAGAGAAGCTCCGTATCCGGGAATAGATCAGCCCACATAGTATACAGTGATGTAATCTTCCCATCCCATTGATTCTGCACAATTTTAGCCTTCAGAAGCAAACGGTAGGAATCATCATCTAATGTTTGGGAAGAGCCATCGGAAGGTTCGAAATTGATAATCCGGGAACACCCCAGAATGACGCCAAGAACGTCCAATTGAACTCCTATCGCAGAATCAATATGAAACGCCTGAATAATATTTTCCGCCGTATTCTGCATATCATTTAATGCATCTATACCGGCATCCACCCATGCCATAAAATGGGGCTGCAGCCGATATTCTGATGTGATGAGATTTTCATAATAGCTTTTATCCATAATTCCCCTCACGACACATTGACTGTAATATAATCTGCATTGCCTTGAATCACTTCATTAAACGCCGTCACAATATCGGCGGTTCCGGCAGTTCCCCCATGTTTGGCTACTGACAGAGATGTCACAGCATAGGTGGGATTCGTCAAATCCGCATTGGCTGACTGAGACGTACTCCATAAAATTCCTACCGCCAGATCATCTCCTATTCCCAGCGAATTCAGATAGCTGTAAATCAGATTCTTCACCACATCTGCCGTGGCTGTGGTATATCCAGCGTATTTCTTGATATTGACAGTCACATCCACTGCCACATAGGAAGGCCTATAAAAGCGAATACTGCTGTTAATCCCATATTTACCCGATATGCCGACCTCTGTTGTCCCATTGGTATAACAGCCAATCCCTTTCCTCAGATAAATTTGTTCCGCTATTTCTTCATCCGTTCCTCCTTCCACCACACAGGTAATGCTGTGGGCCGGCAGTCCATAAGGATTATCTGTTGACACCTCTGATACATTAGTGTCATTTTCATAACATTTCTGTCTGGTTACATTCGGAATGGAAAGAATTCCTGCAATGGTACCGTCCAAGAGCGTATGGGAAGGAATCTCTGTACTCAAAGCCTGCCGGGCCCGCAGTTCAGCATCTGTTTCCACTGCATTTCCTACTGAAGCAGAAGAATCATTTGTTGCTGATGACCATCCATAAGAGGGTGTCACAATCGTATTGATATCTCCCGGCATAGCCACAATGGCCCCCAGTGTTTCGCAGGTTGCCGTTACAGTCGCTGTCCCTGCTTCTCCAATAGTCACGGTATCCGGCAAATTCCATTTATATCCGGAATTATCCTGCACAATTCCTCCTGTGATCACGGTACCGGCCGTGCCGGAGAGTTTTATGCTGCATGTACTGTATGATGCCGGCTTTCTCACTAATCCATTGATTTTTACCACGGCATCCAGTCCGGATCCAATAGCCGTAGCGGGAGACCGGCTGTTATAGGCATAGGCAAGGGATTCCAATGCATCTGATTCCCGCAGCGCATTTGCACTGATCCATTGATAATCAGCCGAATCATTCTCCAGATATATATCGGATCCGAATATTGTTTTTGCATCTTCTGTCATTTTCTCCAAAATATCATTATAAGTCGGTATATGAAGACCTGTACTGTCAATATAAGGCTTGAAATAACTCATTAACTCACCCCTCATGAACTGACTGTGACGGTTCCATAATCCGTCACAACCAGGCATTCAAATGTATATTTCCGTCCATTTGCATTATCAAAAGAACTGGAATAGTTCAATACAGACTGCACATGATCTGTTCCCTGTATTCGGTCTTTAATAATCAGATCAATGGCATTCCGGTTCTTCTCACTGCCCGATGTACCAATGATTTTCTGCCATAGAGGAAGTCCGTCTGTCACATCTTCCCACCATTCTCCATAGAGCAATTTTAGCCGGGTCTGAATGGCCTGAGCCACGGCTTCTATATCAGACAGAAAATCCTGGCCGCTGCGCCCGAATTGATAATCTCCGCTGCCTGACAGTCTTCGGTAGATCATCCGCTTACACCTCCTGTATTGCTTCCTCCGGAAGTCACTCCTCCATGAGTATGGCCCACAAAATTATGACCGTCTATCACGGTGGAAGCGCCAATATTGACATTTTCCGCCTCAATATTTACGCTGGATGCTTTTATGCTGACAGTGCCGCCTGAAATGGTTATGCTGGCTCCGCCGTCTACAGAACGAAGCTGCGCTCCTTCCATACTGTACCCAGGAATGACATTCGGCTGAGACCATAGTCCCATAACCGCTATGCCATCTGACAGGTCATGACGGCGTATTTCCACCTGATTCTGCACACCTCCTGACTGCCACCATCCATCAATACAATTATCTGCAAAAACAACCAGGCATTCATCCCCCTTCTGTATCGGCATAGTCAGGACATATCCTCCTGACCGGGGAAGCACAATAGGAACATCCAGTAAAAGAGGAATTTCTGTCCATGTCTGTGTTCCATTCAGATCTACTTTTTCTCTGACTGCGCATTTTACTGTCACTGTCTGTTCTGCAGGATTAAAAGACTGAATAATTCCAGGTGCTGCTACACGGATTCCGATTCCCGTATTCCGCTGCAGCATCTCTTCTTTTTGTGTCTGGCTAAAGAAGCTTTCCTGTAATTTCTGCATTTGTTCCTCCTTTCATACCGAATTTGGATTCTGGCCTGAATATTTCATGAGTGCTGGTACCACATCTTTTCCATACCGGCTGTATCCCGACACCTGAGTGTACCAGTCATTTCCCCGTGTATCCCCTATATGCTCCACTTCATAGGCCTGGTACATCTGATTCGGATCCAACTGAAGAGTCTGAGGCTGTGTCTGTCCCGGTGTATTGGTCTGGATCTGCATGCCATTAATTTCAGAATTTTTCAGCTGAATCATACTCATGACAGTGATCTGCGGATTCAATAAACATCGAAAAGATACTCCATATTGAATCTGCTGCGGCCATCCAATCAGACCGGACTGCGGAGTGAGTACCAATGCCTCATCGGTATAATTATCAGTGATCTTCGTAATATGGACTTCTCCGTCCTGTATCCATGCATTGGCATTGTTGGACCGGGCTACGTCCTGCAGATAATCACGGGGACGGCCAAAATAGACTTTACCCCGGGGAAGTGTCTGCCCGCTGATTCCGTCAGATATTTTCGCAATGGCTGTAGGTGTTTTCGCTTTTGATGTCACAGTTTCAATGACTGCTCTTGGATTTTGACCACGCACACACGAAAGTGCAATAAAATTATTGTTTGCAAATAAATCTCCGTCCATGGCCACCAAAGTCAGTGTATAGTCAGTATTGTTCTCTTTCCCCCGTACTGTCTGAATAATGGATCCGTCAAAAATCTTTCCATATTGTTTCGGACTACCTTCCTGAATCTGCGTCACGTCAGACGAATCCGATGATCCGGATGATGCATGCAGCTTTGATCCGGCACCCGCTGCCTGATTTGATGTCTGTGGATCATAGGGAACCGCATTGAGATACCCTTCATAGCCGGCATTGATAATTAACCGGTCACTTTCATTGATGATCTTATTTTCTGTTTCTCTGTTCAGGTTATAGATAGTAACAATGGCGTAGTTATTGAAATCCATTCCCCGCCTAACATTGAACGTACAGTGCAGATAAGATACATCAAGAGCTTTTTCGGTCTTTCCGTCAGCGGACTTGGTTGTTTCAGAAGATACCAGGATCTGATACTTCCTAAGATATAGATAATTGCTCATGACTCCAACTCACCCCACAATAACAGCCACGATGCCCCTAACGTGTCTGAATCCGGGTATTCATTCTCCGGATCCCCGTATTTCACCAGATAAGCTTCTCCAATATGCAGATAGGCATAAGAGGCTAATATATTGGCTGCTGGCTGTTTTCCCGGCACGAGAGGAAGCGCGGAAATCAGCATATCTCCCGTTGATGCATCGGATACATCCATAATCCAGTGTTTGTATTCCTGCAGATACCGGAGAAATAACTGAAGATGTTTATTTTCTCTTCCTATGGTAATTTTGAAATTCAGTGTCTGATTGGGAGATGTGGTCAAAGGAATAACAGATAAACTCATCTCATCACCTCACAGTCCGGCCTGCGCCGCAATGGATCCATTATCAGACACCGGCTCAGGCTGAACCTGTCCTCTGTTGGTGCTGCCCGTAGACCAGTTCCGTGCGGATACAGTCGTCTCTTCCACATTAACCACAAATATTTCCTGCAGTGTGACGGTGCACCGCAGCCCATAAAGAGTCTTATAATCATCAGGTGCATCAATAGACTGGATCAGCATGTTTTGATACGTATCCAGCCGTGTCACCACCTGCAGCGGAATACGGAGCTGCTGAAGCTGTTTCAACACACGGTAAGCAGATACAGACTTTGTATAGGCTTCTGTGAATTGCCCTTCCACCATCGTGGCCATAGCATCTGACATTCCCACTGTCATGGTCAAGACTGCCGGCTGCACAACGGCATGATCTGTCACGGCAGCTCCTGTCTGTACCGGATGCTGCGTTATGGATAGTTGTGACTGATGATCTGAACTCAGTACGGCATCAAAAAAATATCCCCCGATATTGGTCTTTACATAAACCAGCTCAGAAGCAGTAAGCCCTGTTCCTACCGTGTTACTTACCAGTCCAGAAATACTTCTCCCTGTTAGTTCATTAATTGTCCGAACCCATGGGGAATCTACATTCAATAATTCAGGTACTGCAGATGTACCATCCCATTGCCTGGGGCGGTATCCAGTAGAAAACTTTCCATTACCCCCGCTGGAAATACTGGTTTTGATTTTATACATCTGATACAGCGCACTTAATGTATTAGTTGTTCCTATGGTACTCAAGAGATCACACCTCCTGCCATGCGGACACCAATAATATTTTTGCGATTATAATTTGCCAGGGATCCAGTCACTGCTTCCCCAATCTGCTGCGGAGTCGCATTAGTTCCAGCTACGTTCACATTGATTTTTCCGACTGTAAGTCCACCCGGCACGAAAGTATATTTTGCCCCATAAGATGGAGACGTATATCCGCCTGTCGTTGATGACGCCACACTATCAGAATCAATGTTGGGGCTTTTAAATACAAAACGATGTTTATTATATTCATCAAGAGCTGTTTCCGCTTTTGATGTGCGATTCCCCCAATTGGCATATTCCTCAGAGGGGCGTTCATACGCCCGGCCAAAGGTAACTGCCGCTTCAGATGCCGTATCGGAATTATCCTGCAACTTATGGAAAGCTGAATTCTCATTATGCATAAGTTCCCAATTCAAATAATCTAATTGTGTATCCAAATCATAGGGATTTCTTCCTGAGTCAGCTGCAAAATTAAATAGTCCCGTAGCGCGATCTCCCGTCCACTGTCCAATTCCAATAGATTCATTCCCATCTTCCGACCTGGCGGAGGTGTCCAGATTTGATTCCTGGATAAGATTTCCCGTAATACCGGCAGCCTGTTCAGGTGTGTATCCCATGGCCACCAACCGTTTCATGACATATTGAGCTCTATCGGAACGGGCATCATCCGTAGAACCTCCCACAACACCTTTTACAAATCCCATAAAGGCAGATTTAGCATCTTCCAAAGCGCCTTTAAAATCCCCTTTTAACGCCTTTGCCAGAGCAGAAAATAATTTACCTATCATAGATCCTAACCTGGCGACAAAACGAATTGCTTTTTCGACTCCTTCAGCAAATATTTTCCAAAAATGTCTTGAAGTCCCAGTACCTCCTAAAAGTTTATCTAAAAGGATGACTATGGCATCAATAACATCTAATATTCCTTTCCCTATATCTTTGACAGCCTGCCATGTCAAACTCAGATCATAGTTAATGTCATAATCACTAAACATGTAAATAACCAATGATATGAGATCAGAAAATAATTTATTGACATCAGCAATAATCTGCTTAATAGAATTCCAGATATCCTCCAGTTCTTTGTCACTACGGATATTCTCCGAAATATCCGATAAGTACCCTCGTATCTTTTCCAAATATACAGAAGATGATTTCCAACTGCTTAGAAGTTTTTCCCATAAAGGAGTAAATGTTTTGGAAGATTTACGTCCATCTAAATAGGCATAAAAATCATCAATCAAAAGAATCGCAAAAAGGATCGCCGCTATAAATGGGTTTGTTTTAATTGCCATGCCTACAACTGCCAGAATTTTTATGAATTTCTGGGCACCTTCCGGAAGCAAATCAAATATCCTATTGAATTCGTTGTATATATCACGGCCGAACCTAATCACATTGATAGCCGCAGTCACCATCATGGCCAGTACCCGGGCTATCTTATTCCCCCAGGAAGGCATCTCTGCACCGAAACGTTCATTCAGTTCTTTCAGATATCCATTAATCTTGGCCAGCGGATCCGCCAGATATTTGATCAGATAATAAGCGACCCATTCTTTCAGAAGACGGAATTTCAGCATAAAAGACTGCCATTCATATCCCATCTGACGGACAGCCCTCATCTGATCATAAAATTCTTTTGGAGGTCCAAATTGCTGGGATTCTTCCCGGAGTCTCATGAACTGCTCCCTGAGTTCGGGTATCCAGGCCACATCCTGCAGATTTTGGTGCATGACAGATAATGCCAGGGAAAGACTTTTGGCATTCTGCTGCGTTGTCCACATATTTTTTGCCATGATCTTATAGGACATATCCTGATCGGCTGCGTTCCTGATCATCTTTCCCACTGCTGCTGTAACGGCTGTCAATCCGGATACTACAGCCCCCAGTCCCTTTACTACCGTCATGGCCGCTGCATTATTCTGTAGAAGAGAATCCCTCATTTTTAATATGGAGCTGTCCGCTTTATTGACAGTGGCAAAAAGTTCAGAGAACTGAGATTTATTTACTGCCGCTCCCAGCGCTACCAGATATTCTTTTATGACATCATTATCCATCATTTCACCTCTCTTTCTTCAGCAGCCTTTCTTGCCCGGTATTCATTAATGGCTTTTACATCCAGCATTTCATGTATATCCATGAGATCCTCTAAATCATAGGTTCCATCCCATAGTTCATGCTGCTTCCACAATCCCTCCTGTACGGGACGCCATAAATATTCATCAATATTTTCAGCATGTTTTATTTCGTAATCTGGGAAAGGGATGTCTTCAGGTTCGACAACCCTTTTCCTCCGAAAAAATTGGATACATTGAACATCAGTACCTCCACGGTAAGACGGAGAACCGCTGAAATGTCATATTCCATATCCTGATCCACGAAAGATCCATCAGCCTTCAAAAGAGGCTCAGGCATCTGCGCTCCATTTACCTCCGTAATCTTATTCACCGTCTTCAGGCAGTCATTCAGTATACTGAAGAAAGTCTCTTTTGAAAGAGAACTCAGTGCTGACTGTACTGCTTCTGAATTGACTCCCTGTTCCTTCTCCTGACTGGATCTGGCTCCTCCCACAAGTGCCATGGCCAGCTGGGATCCAATGTACAGCGCCGTTCTGGCAGGCATCTTCTCAATTCTGTACTTCTGTCCGTCCAATTCAATAAATTTATACCGGTCTTTCATAAATTCCCTCCTGATAAATCAATAAAAAAGAGGCGGTAAAAACCGCCCCCAGAAAATCACACAGGGCTTGAAACGATATCCGCTGCCATGAGCACCCATGTCACGCGTCCGCCCTGGGCATGGTACGGTTTATCTCCAATCTTTTGGGGAGAAACGCCTGTGGCGTATTCATGACCGCCGGTAGAGGAGTTTCTCAGCATGATGGCCGTTGTAGCCCATTCCGATGTAGGCAGCTCCCACAATGCGTTATACCATGCAAGCAGCCATTTATGAACAGCACTTGTCTGCTGGCATTCAATAGTAATTGTTCCGTTGTTTCCCGCCACTTTGGACACCATGACAGATCCGTCAGCAGCCACATCATGGGATGTCCGCTCTGTCGCATAAGCCACTGTGATCTGTCCCACGCCTTCTCCGGTAAATACATAATCACCGATAGTTGGGTGCGACAGACTCCCGGTCATATCCAAGAAGCTGTATGTTGTTGTTCTTGCCATATTTTATCACTCCTTTCTCAGCGGTTTACATCGACCTGAATCGTCACAAATTCTACAGCTCCCGCCAGTTTCACCGCCACGTAGATAGGAGGCGCTTTTCTGGCATCTCTGTCTGCCTGCGACTGATCGGATAGACTTTCTGACAGAACCAGGTATCCTTTGGTCAATGTGTCCCCCGTAGCAAGGCCTTTCCCATCATCATTTAAGATGGCCGACCCATTCCATGTGCCCGGGGCCACAAATCCAATTTTCACATATTTATCGCAGGCCTGATTGATCACATTGATAATCTGTGTAATGCCGGCATCTGTCTGAGGGATCTTAGGATTGCCATACAGGAGATCCATCACATTCAGCTGAATGTCATTGGCCAGCATATCCAGATTGATGACTTCATCAAAGCTGTCCATATTAGCCATGTATCCCTGCTCAAATACATTGTAGTATCCGCCCCGCTGAATATAGACATTGCCATTGTTTCCCTTGACGTATTCCAGCTGTGTTTCTGTCAGACTGTCAGGAGTTACCCCGGTCAACGTCTTATAAGCCAGTGTATAGGCAGAATTGGCCAGAGATGTATTATTCCCCATGGCATATCCCATCGTCGCCGCTGCCGCATCCGGCGTATCTTTCTGCCCGCAGTACTGCCCAATGCTCCGTTTATAGAGCTTTTCCTTTAATGCAACAAATATATCTGTAGATTCCCCTGTAACAGATAAGACATCGTTGGATGCCACTGTATAGAAATACACTGTAGTCGGTGATGCCGACTCCACATAAGCCGCAATGGCTTCTATATCCGAATTTACCGCGCCGCAAACGGTGACGGCATACCATTCACTGTTTGCTTCACGGCATGCCTGAACAGCAGCCACCGCAGTTTCTGAACTGCCCTTATCCCAACATCCGACTGCCAGACGCCGGGGAGACAGAGGAGATGCCGAAAAATACAGCAACGCCGCTTTATATTCGGCGCTGTCCGCTGTAAATCCATCATTCAACATATCATCCGTATCGGTATAAATACGGACTCTTTCCACCGTTGGAATTACCGGAGATGTTGTTTCTCCGGATGCCTTTGTTGAACTTCCGATAATTAATCCAAGATTAAATGCCTTTCTGGTAGCTGATTTCAGACTGAGACTGACAAGGACATCAACCACCGAATCAAGACTTAACGATTTAACTGTCACGTTCCATCACTCCTTTTCACATCAAAATCACTGCTGTCCTGCTTGGTTCCTCCCTGTGAGTTTTTAGACACAGTAACCGGAACCTCTTTGATGGCATTGACTGGTTCATCCCATTCCACCAGCGAATTAAAATACAGATCAAGATCCGCCCGGTCCCACCACTGTCCAGAAAATAATTCCGGAAGACGCTGCGGCGTATCGGTCCCGGGAATGAGATATATGTCCGCTGCTCGAATATCTGCGTTTTTTGCTGTCTGATAATATCGTCGAACTGTCAACAGATTGTCATAGCAATGAGGACCATAAGCGACCAGGTTCAGCCTGAGGACACGAGTCTGTCCTTTATAAGACTTCAGGTCTTCTCCATCATTTTCCATAACTGTATCAATAGGCATGGAAATATCCTGTCCCTGCTGATCAAATATTTTGAGAAACAGTACATCATCCGTAATTTTCCAGGCAGGCGCGCCTCCTGTGGGCCAGGACTTTCTGACCGGAGGGCTGCTGTTGCCATAAGTCTTTTCCGGATCGTATCCCAATGCCGTCATAAGATCCGTATAGAACAGGTCTTCCATATCAGCTAATGTCATACGCCCTCCATTCTGACACCGATATTCTGGTAATATCCATAGTCTGTCCACGGGTTTGTCTGAATGATTTTATATTGATTTCCGTGCCATAGAATGGTGTCACTTAAACCGGGCTGTTCTCCGGCATGAGTAACATAAAGTTCCTCCTGGCTGTAAAATGCCATCGTTCCCATGACGCGGTCTCCTTCTGGAAGAAACTGCAGTTCTTTCGCTGATAATACCGTGACAATTCCTCTGACCTTGAATATCTTGGGATCTCCGGCTATAAAACTTCCCCGGACCCAGCTACCGAAAGTACGGGTTACCTGGTAGGTCTGCACCATACGGGGCGATTGAATGACACGTCTGACATTGACTCTCATCATTAGTCCCTCACTATATAGGTAATTGACTTTCTCATTTCGCCCGTGTCAATCAATGGCCGGTCACTGCCTTTTCTTTCGATGGTCCTGGGAGCATTCGGTGCCCATCCATTGCGGGGGTCTACGAACCAATCCCTGGCTTTATTCTGGGCAAAAAGTCCCGCCGCCTCATACTTGTCCCTATAATCCGAACCGCCTGACAAAACCGCTTTATAAGCTGTTTTGAGCTTTGCCGATATTTTTTCTTTATTGGCTTCTATCGACGGTTCCAGGACCGGACGCGGAGGAGACTGCCAAAGCGGTGATCCATGAGATTGGATATACAGCGCATATGCTTTGCTGTATTTTTTCCCTGCATCCAAATCCGGCTGCATATCGGTCCGCATGGACGGAGCACGGACGCCATTTGAATGAATAAAAAGCAACTCGGCATTGTTAATGGATCCGGAATGCTCACGGGTTGATGTTTCCTCCGTTATTCCCACCAACACTTTAGTTTTTCGAATGATTTTCATCAAATCTTTGAATGCTGCCGTGTTATCTTTGGATGATACAGACCCCGTCACCATATATACATACCTCCTTTCCCCACCAGCCGGGCGATACTTGCAAACTGAATTCCAAACTGTGTCAATTTCCATTGGGCCCACCCATTGAGATCGTCCGTCACAATGTTGATATTTTGGCTATAGGACACCCCTCCGGCTGATTCTGACACAATCACACCATGGGCTTCTGCCGCCGATACCACATCAGATGCTTCGCTGGAGGCACCGGCACCCAGCGTCTGCAGGTACAGTGTCAAAAAGTGAGCAATAAACAATCCCATGCAGATCTTCCAATGCCCTTTATACCGATCGTATTTTAGGCAGGTATTGGCATAATCCAGATACGCCGACACCGCTGCATCAGGAACATGTTCCGTAAACTGCGGATACATGGACAGAAAATCATCAATGACATAGGACGGATTTACACCACCTACTATGTTTGATGCATCCGGCATCAGTCATCACCTCAATTCCCCTTCCGTGAAACTCCTTTTTCCGCCGTGTCAGATTTAACTGTCTCAGTCTGTGCTTTATCTTCAGCAGAACTGGAATCCTTCTTAATTCCTTCATCTTTCCCTGAAGAGCCCGCTGCGGAAGCTGCAGGCTGAATGACTGTAATGTCTCCGTCTGCTTCTGCCAACGCATACAGCGGATCTTTCGTAATCCAATCAGGGGCGGTCTCAATGACCATGCCCCCTGCCGTCACAAATCTGGTGCTCCCAGAACCAAACTGGAAGCGTTTTTTAGATAAAATCTGCATAGGATCTCCTCCCCGTTAAATACCGTCAACATAGCGTACCGGCTGTGTGAAAGAGAACTTCACCTGGCCGAACT